TGCCATGTTTAAACCAGCAGTACCCCAAGTCAATGGGGCGGTGGCGCTGTTTCCTGGGGGCAATAAATAGCCTGCCCAATTTCCTGTTGCAGAAGCATTTGAGAGAGAATAAATCCAACCAGCTCCGCCAGGTACTGCTGTAGCTAATGTGTTTCCACCGCTGTCTTGAACAGTCACATTACCTGTTGAATCATTGTCAACGATATACCCCAATGCTGTTGGTATTGTTGTTTCATCAGGAAGCTTTAGAGTTTGTGTGCTTGTTCCACTGAAATGCTGATAATAGGATGCAGATGCAGTAAGAGTCGTAGTGCCTGAGGCTGTGACAGTGTTGGTGTACCCCGGAGCCTCATTGTTCCAAACAATATTTGCATTTGAATCACGTAAAACTACACTATTCGCACCAGATGATGCCGTAACACCAGTACCACCAGAAGCAACAGGTAAAGTACCAGTAGTAAGAGCCGAAGTCGAGGTTGCATAAACAGCACCTCCAGAGGTGAATGATGTAAGTCCAGTACCACCGTTTGTGGTTGCAAGCGTACCTGCTAAGGTAATTGCACCTGTCGTACCTGTACTTGGGGTAAACCCTGTGGTTCCTGCGCTGAAACTGGTCACTCCACCGGTAGAAGCTTGCCAAGAAGCAGTTGTACCGTTTGAAGTAAGCACATAACCACTGGTTCCGATACCTAGTCTTGTGGCACTGTTTGTACCATTACCAATAATCAGGTCACCTGTGGTGGTGATTGGGGACAGGGCGTTAAAAGCGCCTGAGGCAGTAGTCTGGCCTGTACCACCGTTTGCAATCGGTAATGTGCCCGTCACCCCTGTTGTCAGAGGCAATCCCGTGGCGTTTGTGAGCGTTCCTGAGCTTGGTGTGCCTAAAGCTCCACCATTGACTACAAAAGCACCTGAAACTCCTGTATTAACTGCAAGAGCAGTAGATACACCAGTTCCTAAACCACTAACTCCAGTAGAGATAGGTAGGCCAGTAGCATTGGTCAAGGTGCCAGAAGAAGGGGTTCCTAATGCTCCGTTGTACAAGACAACTGCACCTGCTGACCCTGTGTTGACTGCCAAAGCTGTGGCAACACCTGTTCCAAGACCACTCACTCCTGTCGAAATGGGTAATCCTGTAGCATTAGTCAATGTAACCGAGCTTGGAGTTCCCAAAGCAGGGGTAACCAAGGTAGGGCTTGTGGACAAAACCACGTTTCCTGAGCCAGTAGTCGAATAAGACGTTCCCCACGCTGATCCTGTTGAATTAGGTATACCCGCTCCAGGATAAACCATGCCACCACCACCAGTTGCACTTAAAGTACCACCAGTGAAGGTCAAATTAGAGCCAATTGTGACGTTGCTGAATCCACCAGAACCGTTTCCATAGAGGATTGAGGTTCCAGAAGTAGGTGGTGCGTAGTCAGTTCCTGAGGTTGCGGCGCTAATTGCCGTTCCATTACCTTTTAGAAGACCCGTGATGGTCGTAGAGAGCGTGATCGTAGGTGTCGTAGTACTATTAGCTACTGTTCCCGCAAAACCGTTTGCAGAAACGACAGATACAGCTGTAACTGTTCCAGTGCCGCTAACAGATGTCCATGTTGGAGCGCCTGTACCAGTGCTAGTCAAAACTTGACCTGATGAGCCGGCAGAGGTAAAAGCATAAGACGAGCCGGTACCGTAAGCTACAGCGCCAGCGGTAGGTGTTGCACTTCCATTTGTACCACCTTGAGCAATTGGTATAGTTCCGCTAGTAATTTGGCTAGCTGCTATGGCGATCGTTGTTGGTGTTACACTTGAAACTTGTCCGTAAGCGTTTGTAGTTATGACTGGAACACTTGAAGCGCTTCCATAAGTGCTCGCCGTACCTACTGTAGCTAACGCGATAGTGCCTGAAGTTGTGATTGTTCCACCAGTTAAACCTGCGCCCGCCGTAATTGAGGTTACTGTCCCTGCTCCACCCGTGCCGTTTGAAGCTGCGGTTATACGGCCGTAAGCGTCAACTGTAATGTTAGCTGTAGTGTAAGAGCCTGCAGTTACAGCAGTAGTTGCTAAACTTATAGTTGGGTTACCGCCTGAGCCTGTACCGTTAGCTACAGAAATCTGCCCTGTTGTTCCAGATATTGTAACTGGAGTAGCTCCTGTGCCGGCAATAGCTAAAAGTCCTGTACCGCTTTGAGAAGCGATATTAGACATCAAACCTGCTAATGAAATAGTCGGGTTACCGGTTGTACCGTTTGCATTAGCGATAGACAAACCGTTTGTAACCGCGATAGTTACAGAGCTGAGCGTGTTTGTTCCGGTTTTGACTTGCAAACCGACTGGTGAACTCAATAAAGAAGCTGCTGCTCCTGTCAAAGCCACAGTATACGTGCCTTGAGCTCCACCATCAGTTAATGAAAGTCCTGCCCCTGTAGCTAAATAACGACTATTTGCTAATGAGGGCTGATTTCCAACCGTCAAAAACGTTTGCGTTTGAGTAGGTGAGTTGGCGATAGCGCCAGTAGTGGTTTGAACGGTCAAACCGTTTTGTACGATAGGTACAAGTTCAGCTCCAGTTAACGAACCGGTTGCTGAAGGCAATTGGGATATTTGTACATTTGCCATTTATTGTCCTGCTGAAGGGCTTAAATTATCCAAGTTACCGTTATTCTCTGGAGTTTGAGTGTTCTGCTCAGGTGAGAGTGCAAACGTACTATCTGGATTTTCGGTTATTATAGCGTCTGGATTGGTTCCAATAGGAGCATCTGGACGCGGAAAACGTATGGAAATTTTTTCAGGCTGCCTGGGGGCTAAACGATAAGGGTCAAATTGATCGCTACACCCTTGTTGGCATACTTTGATGCCCGGTAAGTTTCCATCCGGTTGCAGTTCATCATATGGCCGTTTCATTTTGCAACGGTCACATATAAAGATGCTTAGTGATGAATTGCCTCGAGTGTCGAGAAATTTAGGCATATCACCTCGTGTAAGGTGAAATGTTAGGTGCGAGCATAATAGGTGACTTATCACGCTCTTCTTGTTCAGCTAGGTTAAAATACTTATCAGCTTGGACTTCAAGGTATTGTATCCTGTTTAGGTCAACTCCGGGTAATTCAATAGCAGTTTGATGCGCTAGCATCCATTTGATAGCCATCAACCATCTATCAGGAACCTCTAAATTACCATACAAGTTGCCTACATCCATGATTTGACGGTGACACCATGCTGTAATTTGAGGCATGTACGTATTAGGAGTAGGCCAAACTGTCATTTTTGGCTGTGGGATAGTTCTATTAAACCAAAATTGAAGCGGTCTATCATTTAAAAACTGCTTATTTGGTAAATTTGTATAGTCATCACGGTTCATGCGCGCCAAAGGTATCTCTGAGGGCGCAGTACCCCATACTAATTGAAGTAACTGCAGGGTAGCTCCGCCAGTTTCAATGATTCTCCAATATGGTTGAGAACCGCTAGGGTCTAATTCATAGTAAATCCAAGTATTAGCAACCCAAGAAACTGATCCTGGAGCATAAACTGTAGTCCAATTGATACCGTCAGGGCTATTTTGGATTAAAATCTTAGTTGTTAGGTTAACTGAGGGTAAAATACCCACAGTGGCGACGTAAATAGGGTTATTAGTTCCCCCATTAATACCTATGTAACCGTTAGGGTTTGTTTGTAAAAAGACTGATTGAGGGCTTGGACTACCGCTGTAAGCGATAGCTACATTTCCAGAAGAAGCAAATCCATTCTGAGTGATTTGAGTCACTGTTCTGTAGTTTGAGTTCAGCACATCAATAGTGCCTACTGGAAGGACATACTCATAAGTTTCTGGAGTCAAACCTACAACATACTTTTGAATACACCAGTAATTGATGCCCATATTGGCGATGTTATTAAGTAGCATAAAGAGATTCTCTTTAGCTGCTTGCACCTGCTCAATGGTTAATTCTTCAGCTGTTTTTCCAGAAACACGACCAGCGTGGTCTATCAAGGCTTGTACCGTGATAGTGGTTGTTCCGATTGTCCCTGAGTACGTTGGAGTTGTCATTGTGCTCACCAGTTAGGGCATTTCCACCGTTTCAAAGAGGCTTTTGCTCTAGGCGCATCACCTTTAGCGTGCTTAACAACACCGGACATTCTAGCGCAGAACGAATCTTTCCTAGAACCGCCTTCAGGCTGAGGAGCTTTTAAATGACTACCAGTTTCACGGTTATACTTCTCTCTACCTTTAGCGGTCAAGCCCGCGCCTTTACTAGTAGGAAGTATTTCTTTACGACCTAAAGTCAATGAGACTTCACCGCCGTGCTTCTTTTTAGCCGTCTTAGCTGATTCTTTAAAGTCTTTAGCCGTCGGTGCTCCAGGACTTCCTGGTTTACGCATATGTTCACCTGAGCCGTGTTTAATACGCTCCTGCTTGGCGTGAATATTAGCGTAAAGCCCGCCTCCATCAGCTTTTTTAGCCGGTAGATTTTTATAAGCCTTCTTACCTACATTGCTTTCAGTGTACTCAGATGCCTGTTTAGAGCTCATCCCAACCT